AGCCCGACATACACCCGGTTCCGGAGGATCCGGTACAGGGCTCCCTTGTCGACGACCCGCCCTCGATGGCTGCGGACATCCTCGGCCCGAAGCTGCCGTGCCAGAAGCGTCGCCGAGCCGACCTTCAGGAAGCGCTCGAAGATCCGGCGGATGATCGCCGCCTCGGGCTCGTGGACGACCAGCTTGCGGTTTTCGACCCGGTAGCCCATGGGCACGAACCCGCCCATCCACATGCCGCGCCGGCGCGAGGCAGCGACCTTGTCGCGAATGCGCTCGCCAATGACCTCGCGTTCGAACTGGGCAAAGGACAGCAGCACGTTCAGGGTCAGCCGGCCCATGCTGGTGGTCGTGTTGAAGGACTGGGTCACCGACACGAAGGTGACGCCGCACCGGTCGAACACCTCGACCAGCCGGGCGAAGTCCATCAGGGCACGGCTGAGGCGATCGATCTTGTAGACCACCACCACATCAACCCGGCCTGCCTCGATATCGGCCATCAGCCGCCGCAGCGCCGGCCGCTCCAGCGTGCCACCCGAGAAGCCGCCGTCATCGTAGTGATCGGCCAATTCGACCCAACCCTCCGAGCGCTGGCTGGCAATGTAGGCGCTACAGGCCTCGCGCTGGGCATCGAGGCTGTTGAACTCCATGTCGAGCCCTTCCTCGGTCGACTTCCGGGTGTACACGGCGCACCGGAGCTTGCGGACGATCGGCTTCTTCATGCCGCCCTCCGCCGGTTCTTGAGGCCGAAGAAGAGCAGCCCGTTCCATCGGGTCCCGGTGATCGCCCGGGCGATGGCCGACAGCGACTTGTACGGCCGGCCCTGCCATTCGTAGCCGTCGGCCATCACCGTAACGGTGTGCTCGACGCCCTGGTACTCGCGGATCAGCCGGGTGCCGGCGATGGGGATGTCGCTGCCTCGCACCCGGCGCACGGCGATGTTGCCGCCATCCAGCTGCTCGCCCAGCTGCTCCAGCCGGCGCACTGTCTCGGGCTTCAGGCCGCCGTAGGCCAGCTCCTGGATCCGGTAGGCCAACCGGCTCTCCAGGAAGCGCCGGTTATAGGGCGGGGGCGGAGTGTTGAAGAGCGCTGTCCACCGCTCCTTCAGCTTCGTCGTCGGCGTCGTCTTCAGGGCCGCGATGCGCGCCAAAACCGTGTCGTGATCCTTCATGCCGTTCTCCGTCTGGGGGCGTCGGCATGACCGCTTCGGTCGGGCAGGAAGTCGACGGAACTGTCTCCACGGTCGGCAGATAGTGGACTGGACTTCCGGGCGTGTAGGCGGATGAGGCCGGCGGCCAGGATTTGGCCGAGTTCAGCGACTTGTTCACAACCGGACATACGATCTGGGGATAAAGGCATGCTTCCGATCATGAGAACACAATCAATAGGGGTTGAGCGCCTGCTTAACCTCTACTCATCGCATGCCCGAGACGTCTCACGCGGGTAAGAAATCCCCATTGCATCACATGGGTTGTAGAAACGAAAATAGAACACACGCTGCGACTCATGGGTGATCGCGATGGCCAAGGACCTCAAGAAATTTGTGAACGCTCGCTTCGTCAGGACCATTGACCTTGGCCTGATGCGACGCCTTCTCGATCGCCACGCCGATGCTCTCCACGCGCTGGATCTGTCGCTGCTTAACGGGGACCCGGGAGCAGCCCGGCAAATGCTCCAGGAGTTCTTCGCCGGTCCCGAGGAGGGCTACCCCAAGGACCTGCTGATCGAACTTCACGCCGTCGCCGAACTGGGAACGGCGACCGGCCAGCAGATCCTCCTGGAACAGGCGCGGCGGCAGGGCGTGCCGATACAACCGGCGAACGACAACGACAGCGAGGCGTTACAGGAGCCAAAGCAGTTCGCGCTGTACATGTTCCTCGAGCATCACGTGGTGTTCAGAGCTGCGGCCGACACACTGACCTGGATGAACATGTCGTCGCCGTCCGAATTCGATGGCTTCGAGGAAGGCGTGGAGGCCGAGCTCGATGACGAAACGAAAGCCGGTTTCAAGCGGGCCGCGGCGCAGCTGTTCGAGGTCGAGCTAAGAGGCCGGTACTGCCACGTCGGTTGGTACGAGGACGGCGGCGAGCTCCACGTTGTCGTCAAGCATGGCGCTCCATTGAAGACCACGGAAGTCATCGAAGACGCTGACGATCGCGTCATCACGATACGGGAGGCCGAGCATGCAGTGCTGTCATATTCGTCTCTCACCGGCCGGCTGAAGGTCGGCGGCTTTGCCAAGTCTCGCCGCGCGGAGTTGGCTGACGCCTTTGCCGGTACAATCCTGAGGCGTCCGGGCTTCTTCTCCGCGCCGGATGCGCAGGACCTTTACACGCTCGCCCCCGTCGAGCGTGCGGGCTTCGGCTTCGTGTTCGAGCATGCCTTCGACCCCGGCATCCGCCGCGTGCAGATTACGGAGGTACAGGCCGATCGTATCGGCACGGACTCGCGCTCTGGCCAGACCCGGACCTTGCATTCCCATGTTACGCGGGACGGCCGGGAGAACGCGCTGACGCGCATGCGCGAGGATATGCCGGGGATCTCCCTGGGCCATGGCTGGCGGCTCAATCATCTCACGCTGCGCGTTCATTTCGATGTCGGTGACGCACGGCCGGTGACGGTGACGGTCAAGATCAAGCCGCCGCGCACGGCGATGTTCAAGCGGCACCGCTTCGAGGACCGCATCATGGCACTCCTGCGCCGGAATGGATTGATCAATGACCGAGCGCCTGTCCGGGCTGCTGCTGCGGCTGAGTGAGTCGGGCGATCGCGCGATCCTGTGGGGGCGGCCGGCAAAGCCGTTCCTCGGCCGGGAGTTCGATCGCTTGCTCGCGCGGGGCGTCCTGACCGAGCAGGCCCCGGCCGAAGAGTGGGATGTGTGCACTGACTGCGAATGCGGCAACGACGGCCGGCGCATTCAAAAACTCGACGGCAAGCTGATCGCCGCCTGTCCGCTCGACCATCGCTGTGACACCGTGCTTGAGCCGGAGGATCTCAGGAGCTTTCGGATCGACGCCGGGGCTATTGCGCGCGAGATCGCTGCTGCGTCCTACATCGCGGACGAGCCGACGCTGGTGTTTCCAGGTACCTGGCACTTGGGGACCGGTCCGGCGAACCGGGCCCTGTTCGTGATACTGGCGAGACGTGACCTCGCGGCGCCAGGATTGATCGCCGCGCTCCAGCGCGCGGAAATGCTGCCGATCACCTTGCTTGGCCCAGCATTGCAGGTGACGGAGCGGCTTCGGTTTGCAGAAGCGTCCATCCATTACGTGCCAATCACGGAAGCAATTTGTGCCGATGGTTTCGTGCTGGATGAGCGGACTTTGCTGCCAAGGGCCTCGGTCGCTCCGCGCCTTACCGTGTTCTCTAGAGAATCGAGGGTCGTTCTCGACGGCAAGAGTCTCAAGCTTTCCCCACAAAAATTCAAGCTCATGTCCCTGCTGGCCAACGAACTGGTGATGGGGAGGGCAGTGGTCAATAACGCAAAGATCGCGGCGCATCTTTGGGCAACGAAGGGGCGAGAGTCCCAGACGGGCGACGCCGTTCGCAACCTCAGGGACGAGCTGAAGAAGGTCGTCGGGAAGAAAGGCAAGGGGCCCGATCTGATCGAGACGCTTTCTTTGAAGGGCTACCGGCTCAGCCTCGCCGCAGGCGAAGTTGAGATCGTACCCTGAGCATAGCGAGCGTGATTCTCAGCATCCCGACGTCGCGTTCGGCTTTCCCATAACAAGCCCATAGCTTGCCCAACCCTATGGGAAGCCCGCTCGGGCACAACTCGGTTCGTCACCAACGACGAGCGAGGGCCCGCCGATGCGGCAGTCGATTACACAGGACGATCTCAGGACGCTTCTTCGTGAAGCCGACGCGGCAGCCCGCCGGCTTGTCCGGAAGCTGCACCTTCAGCCTGCGGATTTCGATGATGTTCGCCAGGACCTGCTGACCGACGCGCTGGCGCGCCTTCCCGCATTCGATGCCAGGCGGGGCTCGCTTGGCGCCTTCGCCGGCCTGGTGATGGCCAACCACGCCACCCGGATTGGCCAGAGAATCCGGAACCATCGCCGCATGTTCGGTGCCGTGCCGGTGTCGCTCGACGAGCCTGGGGTGCGCGGCTCTCGCGAGACATTCGGCGCTTCGTTGGCCGAGGAGCAGAGCCTTGCCGCGATGCTGGGCGCCTGGGTCAACCCGATCTTCGCAATCGAGCGCCGACAGGATCTCGAACGCGGACTGAGCCGACTCGACGCGACCGGCCGCCACCTCGCGGCAGAACTGGCCGGCTGTTCATCGCATCGGCTGGCGAAGCTCGGCCGCGGCGCGCGCGCCACGCTGTACCGGCGGACGCGTGACCTCCGGCTCCGCCTCATGGCGGCTGGCGTTTCGGCGGCGTGAGGAGATGCCGGTCGATGGCTCCGAAAGCGCGCCCGGGGTTCCTGCCAAATACGCACGGCTACGCACAACCACGCAGACATCCGCAGTGGGTGGTTGAGGGGGATCTCAGCGCAATCGCTTCGAGCCATCGAGGTCGTGAGACGCATCGAATGGGCGATGAGTAGGAGAAGGGTATGGCAGTTTCACAAACCAATCCCGGGACGATGCGGCGCCTCACCGAGACCGCGTTCTGTGCCTGGCTGGGTCAGGCCTATCCGAACGAGTCGCTGGAGTATCACCGCGGCCTGCTCGCTTTGGACGCCAGCCACGACAGCCAGACCCCGAAGACGGACCCCCGCCGCGAACTCGCTCGTGTCGCACGGCGCGCGTGGTGGGCGGCCTCGCAGGGCCTCGTCCACCTGGTCCAGCGGCGCAATAGCCCTGACGACTTCACCTACATCGCGATCGCGCGGCTCCGCACGCCGGAGGCCTCTGCATCTCTGTCCTCGGTTCTGCTGAAGGAGGCTGCCTAGTGAATACCGTGACGACCAATCGTCCCCAGCTGGAGGCGATCCGGAGCCTGCCAATCGGCGAGATCGCGCAGTTGCCGGCCGAGCATCTGGCCCTGCTGCAGGAGGACGCCACGGCGGCGCTCGACGCCAGCAAGAAGGCCAAGGACTGGATCGACGACGCCATCGCCTTGCGATTCGCCAACCGCGCCCAGGCTCTGCGTCGCGAGGCCGGCAAGGACACCGGCACTGTCCGCTTCGATTGCGACGGCGTCACCGTCGTGGCCGAGCTCCCCAAGCGCGTCGACTGGGACCAGGCGCTGATCGCCGGCGTGGTCGAGCGCATCCGCGCCGGCGGTGACGACCCCGGCCAGTACGTCGAGATCGCGATCAAGGTGCCGGAGCGCAAGTACACGGCCTGGCCCGATCACATCCGCCGCCAGTTCGAGCCCGCACGTACGGTCCGCACGGGAAAGCCCAGCATCTCGCTCCATCTCGGGGAGCACGGACAATGAGCCTGCGCATCGTGACCGCCGACGAGCGCCTGTCGGCCGCGAACAACAAGACCTCGGCCGCGATCTTCGGCCCTCCGGGAGCGGGCAAGACGTCGCTGCTGAAGACGCTGCCGCCGAAGGAGACGATCTGCCTCGATCTCGAGGCCGGCATGAAGTCGGTGCAGGACTGGCCGGGCGACAGCATCCCGGTGCGGACCTTCACGGACGCCCTCGACATCGGCTGCCTCGTGGGCGGCATCAATCCGGCTGCCGATCCGAACGGCTTCTTCTCCGAGGGCCACTACCAGCATCTGGCGCAGGCCTACCCTGACCTGGTTCGCCTGTTGGCGGGCAAGAGCATCGTGTTCGTCGACTCGATCACCGATCTCACCCGCCAAGCAATGGCATGGGCGAAGACTCGGCCCGAATCGTTCTCCGAGAAGACAGGCAGGCCTGACGCGCGGGTGGCATATGGCTCGCTCGCTCGTGAGGTGATCGGACTGCTGAAGCACCTCCAGCATGCCCAGGGCAGGACGGTGATCTTCGTCGGCATCCTCGAACGCATCACCGACGAGTTTAATCGGACGACCTGGCAGCCGCAGATGGAGGGCGGCAAGGCGGGTCGGGAATTGCCCGGAATCGTCGACCAGGTGATCTCGATGAGCCTGTTCGAGCCCGAGGGCGATGGCTGGCGCCACGATCCAGAACGCGCCGACACCCGCCGTCTGGTGTGCCGCGCCGGCAATCCCTACGGCCTGCCGGCGAAGGATCGCTCCGGCCGCCTCGACGTGACGGAGCCGCCCGACCTCGGCGCGCTGCTCGCCAAGATCAACACCCCCACCAGAGGATGACTGCGATGACTTTCGACATGAACGATGCTGAGCCTCAGGCCGGCGGTGACCTCATCCCCGACGGGACCTTCGCCAGGGTGACGATGACCATCCGCCGCGGCGGTTCCGACGGCGACAGCGAAATCGACCGGGGCCTGCTCAAGGCCTCCAACGCGCCGGGCAGCGACGTGAAGTCTCTCGACTGCGAGTTCACGGTGACCGAGGGACCCTACGCCCGGCGCAAGCTCTGGCAGATGTTCACCGTGTCGGGCGGCAAGGTGGACGATCACGGCGTCTCGATCGGCTGGAAGATCAGCAAGAGCATCTTCCGCGCCATGATCGACAGTGGCCTCGGGCTCGATCCGCGGGACATGAGCGAGGCCGCGAAGGCGAAGCGGGTCCTGCGCGGCCTGTCGGACCTGACCGGCATCACTTTCGTCGGCGTCATCTCGGTCGAGCCCAGCAGCAATCCGCGCTACGGCGACAGCAACCGGCTCGCACGCGTGGTGCTGCCCACGGAGTCCGAATGGCGCCGTGTGCTGGATGGCGAGTCCCTGCCGCCCGCCCCGAGCAAGTCCCGCGCACGGTCCGCGCCGGCTGCTGCTACTGCCACTGCCGTGCCTGCCTGGAATCCGGCCACCCCGGCGAAAGCACCTCAGGCGGCCCCGGCAGCAGTCCCGGTGTCGGGTCCGAGCTGGCTGAACGGATGACCGTCATGACCTCGGACGAATGGCAGGCACACATGACGCGGGAAGCAGCCAGGGCAATCGGCACATGGCTCGAAGGACGCGGAAGGCTTCATCAACCCATCGCCAGTCTCACCCTGGCGGATCTCGAGGCCATGGCCACCAACGCGATCTCGCGCTTCGTCGTCCTGGGCATGGAGCGGATCAGGGATCGCTCGGCCGACGCCGGGGCCCTGACCCAGTTCTTGCTCGCGTAACGCCCTGCGCCCTGTGCGGCCGGGAGGGGCGTGGCTTCGGCTACGTCCATCGGCTGCTCTGGGACCACTTTCCCTACTACCGCTTCTGCTCGATGCGCTGCCTCGACGGCGGCTCGGCACTCGCCAACAGGAACAACGGCATGATCGACAAGACGGACATGGAGCAGAAGGCGATCAGGGACGCTCGACGGTTCCTGGCCGAGACGCTCTCGGAACTGGGGTTGCTGGCGGCGTTCCACGACCGTGCCGCGACCGACATCGATCGCATCATCGAGGCCTGTGTCGATGGCTTCCAGGACTCGATGCAGCGCCAGTCCGCCAAGGGCGACGTCCCGTTCTGAGGAGCCATCGATGATCGACCTGAACCATGGCTCGCATGCCCTGTACGGTACGCCCCCGGCGCCTGCGGTCGCAGACCGCGTCAATGCCCTGATCGACCAGGCGTTGGTCGAACGCAACCAGGCGCGGCGTCCCCGCGACTATCTCGGCGGCAGCCGCATCGGCGAGCCTTGCGCGCGCAAGCTCGCCTACGAATACGCCCATGCGGCCGTCGATGCCGGCAAGGGGTTCGACGGGCGAACGCTCAGGATCTTCGACGCGGGTCACCAGTTCGAGACGCTGTCGGTGCAATGGCTGCGCGCCGCCGGGTTCGACCTGCGCACTCACCGGTCCGATGGCGAGCAGTTCGGCTTCGTAACCGCCAACGGCCGAGTCCGGGGCCACATCGACGGCGTAATCGTCGCCGGTCCCGACATCGGTGCACCCTGGCCGCTCCTGTGGGAGCACAAGGCGCTCAACAGCAAGTCCTGGTCCGACACCGTGCGGCGCGGGGTTCAGCTGTCCAAGCCTGTCTACTACGCGCAGCTGCAGATCTACATGGCCTACATGGACCTGCGGGCCGCGCTGTTCACGGTGCTGAACAAGGACAGCCAGGAACTCCACCACGAACTCGTGGCCCTGGACCCGCGGGCCGCCCAGGCGCTGTCCGACAAGGCCGTCGACGTGATCCGGGCCGCCGAAGCCGGCGAGCTGCCGCCCCGGATCGCCGCCAGTCCCGACTTCTACTTCTGTCGCTGGTGCGCCTACGCGCAGCGCTGCTGGCAGGGCGCGCGATGAGCTTCACGGCTTCGCCGCAGCAGGAAGCGGCAATCCGCAAAATCGTTGCGTGGCATCGCAATCCCCGCCGCACGCAGCAGGTGTTCCGGATGTTCGGCTTCGCCGGCACGGGCAAGAGCACGATCACCCGGTA